CTGGCTTACCATAGCGGCACAACAGCCAAGGAGTTCGTTGAGGCCGAGGCGCTGGCGTCCGGTTCGGGTTGGAGCTACCGAGCCAACCAAGTAGATGATCCTGTCTACAATGCCAATCGTATTGATGGCTCTACTGTCACAGGTATCACCATTACAGACAGCATTGACCGCATGGTCATGAATATAGCTGGCGGCTCAGTGTCGTGGCCTCAGATCTACGCCTATAACGTATTCTGGCTGTCTACTGCCGCAGGTATCATTGACGACGGCGCAATCATCACTGCAAAGGACACAGCAAACTACACAGTTACAGGCTTCAGAATTCGCAACAGTTCCACAGTACCTCTAAGCATCACTGGAGGCTATGGCGTAGATTCTGTAACAGGCTCCGTTGCAGACTTGATAGACACAACAGGCAGTGCTGGAAATATTTATCAGACACCTGATGCTGTGATTGCATACGCTACCGGATCAGGTTTAGATGCCGCCGAGCGTTCCAGGCTATTTGCAACTGCAACAGCTGGGCAGGTTAGCAGTGTTAAAGCAAGCACAGATCTCATCCCCCTCATCTTTGTGAAAGGTTAATCATGGCAGAAATCTACAATCCTTGGCAGCAGCCCAGCGAAACCAATGCATTGTCTGGAGAGTTTGCAACCCCTGAATTTTACGACATGGATGAGGCAATGCCAGAATTGCCCATGTCAGAGACGTCAGAACAGCTGGAAATTGCAATGGAAACTATCAAGCAGCAGGCTGACGTCATTCAGCAACTAGTTGCCGCAATGAACTCATGATTGAAACTGCAGAACTACAAACACCCGCAGCTGAGGCTGCGGAACTCAGTCGAAAAGATCTTAACTTCCTTGGGATGCTGGCCGCACCTGAGGAGTTTGTCTATTCATTCCCCGCATTCTATATTGCTCTTTTCGGCTTGCTGACAGCATTCAAGTCCAAACTAGAGCGCTACGCCATTGGTATTCCTCGCGGATTTGCAAAGACTACATTCATCAAGCTGCTGTGCTTATGGTACATCCTATTTAGTCACAAGCAGTTTATCCTAGTTGTTGGTGCCTCAGAAGATCTGGCAGTCAACACACTGTCAGACATTTGTGACTTGCTAGGAAGTCCTAATATACGCAGACTGTTTGGCAACTGGCAGGCCGCAATCGAAGTAGATACACAGTCTCTCAAAGTGTTCCACTTTCGAGGGCGCAACATCATTCTTCGTGCCATTGGTGCTGGCACAGCAGTTCGGGGTATTAACAGAAAGAACAAGCGGCCAGATGTCATCATCATGGATGACGTGCAAAAACGTGAAACATCAGAAAACAAGGAACTCACAGACCAGCTCCTTAAGTGGATTCTTGGTACCTTGATGAAAGCTCGCAGTAATGAAGGCTGTACCTACATCTACGTAGGTAACATGTACCCACAAAACTGCATTCTGGAGAAACTCAAAAACAATAGCCAGTGGACCTCATTCGTTGTTGGTGGCATTCTTGCAGATGGCACTTCTCTGTGGGAAGAGCTACGACCAGTTGAAGAGCTGCTATCTGAATATCAAGCTGACGTCGAGATGGGTCATGGTGAGATCTTTATATCTGAAATTCTTAATTCTACAGACATTGCATCGGCATCGGGAATTGACGTATCAAAGATACCGCAGCTTCCAGAATACTTCTTGGAAGCAGAGCCCGAAGGATCATTTATAATCATTGACCCGTCAAGTGGTAAAAAAGGAGGTGACGACTGTACCTTGTCTCATTACTCCGTATGTGATGGCATCCCGATTTTTGATGACCTCCAGTTTGGAACTTTTAGCCCGCTGGAAACCATTGAAAACGCAATCAAAATGGGACTCAAGCATAACACTCGCTTAATAGCAGTTGAAGGGGTAGCCTACCAGTCTACACTTTTATTCTGGTTTGAAAAGTATTGTGAAGACACAGGCATCTCAGGTTTCGAGTTTGTGGAGCTTGGGCCGAAGAATCAAGCCAAAAACAATAGAATTAAACGTGGCCTGTTGCGAGTCATGGCGTCTGAAATATATCTGCATCCGCGTGTGCGTTCACAAGTTTGCAGTCAAGTCATGGAGTGGAACCCTCTCAAAACTGACAACAAGGACGACATTATAGATCCAATAGGGTATGTAGAAGAACTTGTGAAAGAGTACCCACATCTGATTGTTAAGAACATTTTCGATGTGGATTCTATGCCCACAGAATCTAGTCATGTCGGTACACTAGCATTACCGTTCTAACTGAACACCAATTCCAACCAAGGACACCATTGTGGCCACTGCAAACATTTCTATCATAAATACGCTAAATCTTGAACAGCGCAAAGCATTGCTGCATTATGCACGTGATTGCGCGGAGCGTGGTAGCACCGCTTTGGGAGATTTTCGTAGTTTGCTGCGTTACCGTGATCGTGCTTATCAGCGTCAGTTGAATGTGACCGCTGAGCACATCAAGGCTGTACGTGCAAACATGAATGGAGATGCGCGCAAACTGCAAGACATTACGGTGCCTATCATCATGCCGCAGATTGAATCTGCTGTGGCATATCAAGCTGGCGTGTATCTGACCAGTTATCCAATCTTTGGCGTAGTCAGTTATCCACAAAACCAAGATGCAGCCCTGCAGTTTGAAACTGCCCTTGGGGATCAGTCTATCAAATATGGTTGGGCACGTGAGCTGACGAAAATCTTTCGTGATGGTTTCAAGTATAACTTCGGCGCCGCAGTAGTGCAGTGGAAGAAAACACCGCTACGTTCCATCGTTACGGATACTTCCATTTCTACGGCGGGCCTGGCTGCAATCCGTGAATACAGCTATGGTGGCAACTACATCAAGCGAGTTGATCCATACAACTGTTTCATGGATATGACAGTCTCGCCAGCAGACTTGCATACGGATGGAGAATACTTCGGATGGAATGAAGTAATTTCTCGTGTGCAGCTTAAGAAGCTGGTTAGCATGCTGGATCCTCAAAAGACTACCAGTGCAAAAGAAGCATATGAGTCGTCGTTTGCAGGTAGTACGCAAGACGCCAGTTATGCAATGCAGTACCACAACCCAGAAATCAACCAATACTTGAATCTGGGAAGTACGCATCTTGGCACCAACAACTGGGGGCAGTGGATGGGATTGCCTGGCAGCAATCGCACTTCGATCAACTATAAAGATCACTATGTGCTTACGCACTTTTATTGCCGAGCCCTGCCATCAGATTTTGGGGCACGTGGCAATAAAGTCAAAATCTACCATGCCATCATCGTCAACTGGTCAACTGTTATCTTTGCAGAAGAGCTGAATGTTGGCTACGATTGCATGCCATGCTTTATCATGCAGCCGTATGAAGATGGGCTTGGCTACCAGACTCAATCCATGTTGGATAATGCGCTGCCTTTCCAAGACATGAGTTCTGCACTGTGGAATATCAGCCTGGAATCTAAGCGTCGTTTGATCTTTGATCGCCTTATCTACAACCCACGACTGATTGATAAGAAGGACATTGATCCTGTCAGCAGCGTGTCTCGTATTCCGTTGCGTAATGCTGCAATGGGCAAAGATGCCAACATGATGGGGCAGGCAATCTATCAGATTCCTTACCGCGAGGATAACTCAGGCACCAACATTCAAATGTCTGAGATGATTTCCGCAATGGCAGATCAGGCTACTGGACAGAACAAAGTAGACCGTGGACAGTTCCAGAAAGGTAATAAGACCAAGACGGAATTTGAAACCACTATGATGAACAGCAACAGTCGTCAGCAGCTTGCGTCGCTGATGATTGAGCATCAGTTCATGACACCGCTGAAGGAGGTGGTCAAATCAAACACGCTGCAATATCAGCCATCTGGCCGCTACCTTAATCGTGATCGTCGCGAAGAAGTTCCAGTAGATTCAGTTGCGTTGCGTCAAGCCATTCTTGAATTTAAGATGACTGATGGCATGTTGCCTGCAGATAAGATGCTCAATAGTGATTTGTTAACTGTATTCCTGCAAACTGCTCAGGCACTGCCGACAGTTGCAACTGAATACGACATTATGGGCATGTTCATGTATTGGGCAAAGCTCAAAGGTGCATATTGGCTGGAAGATTTCAAGCGCAATCCAGCACAGCAGCAACAGTTCTTGAATACTGTGCAGCAGACTGCGGCTGCAACCAATCCACCTGACCAAGTCATGGCACAGCCGGGGGTTTAATCATGCCGCAAGTTGCTCCAGATGTTAAAAGCATGATCGACAGGTTTGTTAGTTTCAAGCCTGAACATCAGCTAATCATGGATTATTTGACTGCATCTAACAGAGTGCCAAGTCAGCAGACTGGAGATGCAGGCATTGATCCGCATACCAAGGAGCGCAATGATGCTGCTTACAACCGTGTAAACAACAGCATTACCTATGCACCTACGACAACAGGAAACATTGACAAGTTCCCGCAAGCTGCACTACATGAGCTAACTCATGCAGCCCAGCAAGCCATGCTCAATCAGGCAACCGCGGTGCCTATCTCGCTAGATAGCGGATTGATGCGATCTGGGCAGTTTGCAGACGCCGTAGTTAAGCTTCTTAAGTCGCCGGCCCCGTACCAAACTAGCGTACCAGATCAGCGGCAGTTTGCATATCGCAACAGTCCTCACGAGTTGCAAGCATTTGGCCAAGGGGCCGTAGCTGCGCCTGCTTATGTGAAGCCTACATTTGCAGCAGATTCTCATATTGACATGACTGCTGCCACTGAGTTCATGATTCTACTTGATCTTGCAATGCGCGACTTGGCCGCGCGGGAAGGTGGAAAGCCGAAGACTGCGAGTGTAGATTCAAGAGCTAAGTAGCGGAGCGTAGCGCAGGTGGTTGCCCGGTAGCGAAGCGCCACGAGGACAGCGGGGCCCAGTGTCAAGGCGAAAAGCGAAGCGTGCCTTGATACGGGGTGCTACCGCAGTAAGCTGTCGATGGCGGGCGAGCCAACAAGCGGAGCGTAGCGTTGTAAACAAACAAGGTAAATAACATGTCACGTACAGTCACACAAGATACGGCAAGTCCCTTCATGCGATTTAATTTATCTCATGAAGATCAGCAACTTGCTCTCCAAGTTTCTCCATTGTTTCTTGCATATCTTCAAAACAAAATTGAAGCATATGCAAGTGCTTTGGTAGAAAAGCAGCTGCCTTATAATCCAAATCCAACGGAGCAGGTGGCTGCAATAGTTGCTCATGAGCGTTTGAGAAACTTCGTAGAAGCGTATCAAGAACTTATGAGTGAAATCCTGCAATCAGCTCAAGATGAGCAAACCAACTGAGGTAATCAATCATGGCATTTCTTCCTGGCATTTTTGGCAAACAAGCTGCTGCTCCCGCGGCACCTGCACCTGCTGCTCCCGCTCCTGCTGCTGGCCCAGCAATGAAGCAACCGGAACCTGTAAATCCGCAGGCAAATCCGCAAACTATGACCAACACACCCCCCACTGTTCCAGCTGGCGGGCCGCAGAATCCGTTGGATAGTTTCGTGGACATGTTCAAACCGCGCCAACAAGATCCTAACACCCCCAAAGCTCCTACTTTGGCAGACCCCATTCTTGGGCCGCTGGATCCTAATGCATTCAAGCAGCAAGTGTCGCAAGCAAACTTTGCTGCCAGCATTCCACAGGAAACTATTCAGAAGGCCATCTCTGGTGATCCTCAAGCGTTTGCTGACGCCATTAATACAGCTGCACGTGAAGCGTTTGCAGCAGCTGCACAACTCAGTCATGGGCTTGTTGAGCATGGTGCACGCACAGCAGCAGATCGCGTGAACACTTCGCTGGATTCGCGTATTCGCACTTTTCAGATCAAGTCGCAGAATACTAGTCATGAAGCACTGAACCACCCTGCCGTGGCACCAATGCTCAATGCAGTCAAAATGCAGATTGCCACTTCCAACCCAACCCTGAGTCCAGAGCAAGTTCAGCAACAAGCTGAAACTTATTTTACGCAGATGGCAGATGTGCTGACTGCGCCAAAGCGTCAAGCTGCTGAACAAGCGGCAAAACCAAAAGAGCCTGATTTCTCGTATCTTCTTTCTTAATCTGTCAACGCGCTAAAGCGCAAAGGAACTTAAAATGTCAGTTGGATTGATTTCTTCCGCATCTGCTCCGCAGAACCTGAACGCAATTAGCTTTGCGTCTGCCATTACTCGGATTATGCCTAATGGCACTGCTCCGCTGTTTGGTCTGACCAGCTTGCTGCAAGACGAAACTGCTACCAACATCGAACATGGTTACTTTTCTAAGGCCATGATTTTTCCGTCGCTGACGTCTACCTCTGGTGACTTGGTTGGTGCAACTACGCTGACAGTTAACGCCTACACGCACATCGTGTCTGGTGATCTGCTGTTGAACGAGCGTACCAACGAAATCATGCTGGTGACTGGTACTCCGACTGGCACGACTGTGACTGTGCAGCGTGCTGTTGGTACTACCGTTGCTGCTGCTCTGAACGCTGGTGACACGCTGCGTACCATTGGTAATGCTTTCGAGCAAGGTTCTGTGCGTCCTAACGCCGTGAACATCATTGCTGCTCGGTATGTGAACAACACCCAGATCTTCCGTAATAGCTGGGCAGTTACCAAGACTGCTGCTGCTATTCCGCAGATCGCTGGCGCTGGTCACGTGTCGGAAAGCAAACAAGACTGCGCTGCTCTGCACGCCATGGCAATCGAGAAAGCTCTGTTCTTTGGTGAGCGTTTCATGGGTACACGAAATGGTCAACCTTTCCATACTATGGAAGGCATCATTCCTCGTGTGCGTACTGCTGCTGCTGGTAACGTCACAACTCTGGGTGCTACTACTAACTGGACGCAGTTTGAAGCTGCTCTGGACGTGACTCTCCAGACTGTGACTGATCCCAAAGGTGGTAACATCCGTACTATGTTTGTCGGTGGTACTGCTCGTCGTGTGATCCACAACATTGCACGTTTGAACTCCAGCTACCAAATCACCACTGCAGAAACTGCATGGGGTATGCAGCTGGATACCATTCGTACTCCTCGTGGTACGTTTGAAATCATTGAGCATCCGCTGTTTAACGCATATGGTGCTTCCAGCATGTGGGCACGGATGGCAGTGATCTGCGATCTGAACGCTTTCTCGCTGGCCTACCTGCGCAAGACTAGCGATGCAAACTACAACGCTGCTGGCGCTATCGTCGATCAAGGCGTGGACGCAGAAGGTGGTACGCTGACTACCGAACTGACTTGCGTCATCAAGAACCCCGCAGCATTTGGCGTGATTACCAACTTCACGGCAGCTGCTGCTGGCTAATCTAGCACCAAGCTAGATGACACAAAGGGGCAGACTCCCAATCTGCTCCTTTTTTCTTAACTTTCCAAACTTGGAGAAATCAACATGGCAACTGGCGCTCTCTCATCTGCACAACTTCCTCAAAACACTGCAAGCACCGTACTGCGTGCAGGTGAAAAGGTAGCAACGTCTACTGAAGCTCTCAATGCCAAGGGAGCTAAAACATACAAGCACATGGTTCCCGGTGCTCGTTTTATCATGCCTGATGGTCTTGAAATCCATTTCTTGGGTGGTCAGTTTGTGACCGCTGATCCTAATATCATCCGAGAGCTGGATGCGGTTGCTAACAAGACTACTAGCATGATCTACACTGATGTTGCTGCGGTTGATGCAGTTGCTGCACAATCTAAGCAAGCTGCTGCTGATGCAGCAGATACTGCTGGCAAACCGGGCCAGTAATTAACTAGGTGAGCACGCAATGACTACGCTAACGGACATGATCGACCTGACCATACAGCAAACTCGTAGGCCTGAGATTCAGGACATTACGACTGCTGCAGTTCGTACAGCTACGTTGCGTGCTCACCATGTTGATTTTTTCCCGCGTGATCTTACGCAGGGAATCCTGTCGTATGTGCCATCTGGTGCTGCTTTCTACGACTTTCCAACTTTGAGTGCATCATTGCTGCGCTTGCGCAGTATTAAGCATTGTCAGTCGCTTGACAGTGTGACTAGCGCACCTGTTGAGCAGTTGGAGTATCGTGAGCAAGATGACCTATTCGACAGTGATGGAAACCGTCGGCCACATATTTATTCACTGATAGGTGATACGTTACGTATTTATCCCACAGCTGCAACTGGATCCTTGTCAGTATACTATTATCAGAATCCAAACACTGCTGGTTTGCAGTATTCTAGCTGGATTGCAGACACTTATCCTGACGAGTTGGCGGCCTGGGCCGCAGCAGTGGTGTTTGCACGTACTGGCTTTGCGGAGATGGCAAATCAGATGATTGAGCTTCACGTAAATCCATTCCGCTCAATGCTGGTAGAATCTCATCTTCTTGGTAATGTCTCTTGAATTTAGGACTGTAAAATGAGTTACGTACCAGATCCATTTAATCCTGCTGAGCCAGCAGAATCTCGCCCTGTTGAGAGCGCTGCTGAAGAATTTCGTAGATTAAAAGATCCGATCATTCGGTCTTTGCGGTTTCCTGCATCTGATCTGGCAAGCTACCGGGGTGAGCTCCCAGCTGCTGCTGCTCGTGCTGGTCGCGTGTTGGCGTTTGATACTACTACTGGAGTACCAGTAGCTGGCCCATTGACAGGTGAAATCGCTAACGCTGCTGCTAATGCAGCTGCCGCTGGTGTCAGTGCCAACAGTGCAGCTGCCAGTGCAGTTGCGGCTCAGAACAGTGCTACGGAAGCTGCTGCTAGTGCAGCCAGTGTAAATGCTAGTAACCTGGTCAACACCATGGGCGACCAGACGATTGGTGGCACCAAAACATTCAGCAGTGCTCCGGTGGTGCCGGACAACNNCTCGCCAAGCTGCAAGACATCGCCACGGCTCGGATTCTCGGTCGGGCTACGGCGGGGACTGGGGATGTTGAAGAACTCTCCGCAGTTCCTTCAGGAGTCAGTGTCCCCGCTGCTGGACTTACAGGCAATGTTGCCGCTGCTCGAATTACCAATGCTCTCAACGCTTCTGGCTCTGCCCCCATCTACGCCTGCCGCGCATGGGTGAACTTCAACGGCACGGGCACGGTGGCTATTCGGGCCAGCGGGAATGTGTCGAGCATCACGGATAACGGCGTGGGCGACTACACGGTAAATTTCACGACCGCGATGCCGGATGCGAATTACTCAGGACCTGTGGGTGCTCAGTCTACAACTAACCTCTCAAGCTATTCATCCACCGTAACGACAAGAGCAACCGGCAGTTTCAAAGTTTTGACCCGAGTTCCCACCGCCTCTACCAACGCTGCACCTACGGCAGCAGACTTTGACGAAATCTCAGTCGCCATCTTCCGCTAAGGAACCAACATGAACCGAATCATCTACAAACAAGACGATGGCTCCGTAGCAGTCATCATCCCCACGCCAGAAGCCCTTGCGCTCTATGGTATCGAAGCCATTGCAGCCAAGGATGTACCAGCAGGCAAGCCATTTAAGATCATCGACGCCAGCGAGATTCCAGCAGATCGAAGCCAGCGCAATGCATGGACGGTGGATGAAGCCGACTTGACGGACGGCGTGGGCGCTGAATTCAACACGTTCCCGGAGGTGCAACCATGATTATCAAGATTGACCCTGCCAAGTTGCCGCAGCCTGTAGTACCTCAAGAAGTCTCCCGCGCCCAGGGCAAAGCCGTCCTGATCCAGATGGGCCTGTGGCCTCAAGTGCTGGCCTTCGTTGCCGCACTCCCTGACGACACCCAACGGGCACTGGCTGAAGTTGCTTTGAACGACACACAGTTCTGGCAGCGGAACAGCCCCTTCCTGAACCAGGCCGCCGCCGCGCTGGGCATGACCGACGCGCAACTGGACGCGCTGTTTGTGCAAGCCGACAAGGTGGTGCTGTGATCTACGCCGCCACCGCCATCCTGAGCCTGTACGCCCTGTGGCTGGGCTATGTGCTGACCATGCACATCGTCCACCGCTGGCCGCAGTTGCCCCTGGCGGCGCGGGTGCTGGGTGCCCCGGCGGCGCTGGTGGCCTACGCCTTGGATGTGTTGCTGAACTGGACGCTGTGCACCCTGGCCTTTGCCGACTGGCCCCGCGAGAAAACCATCACCGAGCGGCTGCACCGCTACCAGCAAACCCCCGGCCTTCGCGCCCGCGTGGCCGCCTGGGTGTGCGGGCATTTGCTGAACCCGTTTGACCCTGACCACTGCTGAGCCCATGACGCTGATCGACATCGCTGCGCTGGTGCTGACGCTGGGCTGGGACAAACACCACTGCCGGACGGCTTTCGAGTCCGAGCGCAGCCGTAAGCAGCTCCACCCTTCATACATCGAGGCGCCGATGCGTTGACACATGCCCATGCAGAAAAAAGAGCCCATTCAACTGACAGACGAGCAGATCGAGGAACTGGTGGAGAAGGTCACCGAGCGCGTCATTGAGAACGTCTACCTGTCCATTGGCCGCTCTGTGGTCAAAAAGTTTTTTTGGCTTGTCGGCGTGGCTTCGCTGGCCGTGCTGACGTGGCTGGCCAGTGCTGGCCACATCAAACCCTGAGAGGCAACCATGCCACAAGCACCGGCCTACAGCCGCACCAAGAACTTTCTGGAAAACAACCCGGACCGCACCGACCACGCGGCAATGAACGCCGAGCTGGACAAGGTGGCGCTGTCCATCAATGCGCTGCGCGCCAATGCGGCCTTGATGCAGAACGACGATGGAACGCTGAAGAACGCCATCGTCACGCTGGCCAGCCTGGCGCCCGAGCTGGTGAACGACCTGACCGGCCCGCAGGGCCCTGTGGGCCCAGCCGGTCCGCAGGGTCCCGCTGGCCCGCAGGGCATTCAGGGCCCAAAGGGTGACACCGGGGCATCGTTCGACGCCGATGCGCGCGACACGTTCGCCAATCGCAACCTCTACAACCTGCAGCCCAAGGGCTTCAGTTTCCTGGCCATCGACACCGGGTTCATGTACTTCAAGCTGTCCAACACCAGCGGCGACTGGTCGGATGGCGCGCAGTTCGGCAAGGGCGAGACCGGCGCCACGGGCCCGCAAGGCCCTGTCGGCCCACCAGGACCGCAAGGCCTGCAGGGCATTCAAGGCATTCAAGGC